CTCTGGTTCGCCATATGCTTTACGGACCGCATAACGCGCATAGGCAACTACTCTGAATGCAAACTTTACGTCTGTATCGCCTAGATGCTTGGCCGCTTCTTGAAATGACATGTAGCCTTTTAAGTGCAGTAACATGATTTTACGCTCTGCATCAGTTGGTTGTTTAGCGCTCATTTCTGGTTTATATATCAAGCTCTGCCACACACGGGTCGGTGACTTGTGCTTGCTAACTCGCTTTGATGGTAAGAAGTAACAGTAAACTCTGACTTTGTTTGGGCGCACTGCATGAGTGCCTTGGTTGCTATCTGCTTCCAATCTAGGTCAGCGTATTGATAGGCCGCTTCCATGCCCTGTTGCTTTAATCGCTCCGCCTGGTCAAACACCGTGGTTTGCTTCATAGGTCGTATTGCTGGTGGTTTTACTTCTGGCATAATTACCCCTCCAATATGAAAGCATCAATAGCTTTCGGGTTATGTTTAGTATCGTTCTTGGACCAACTGAACATGTGCGTATGCTCACCATCCTCTTCACCAGCTTCGCGCCATACCATTTTGTAGGCTTCTAGCTCGGTTTCGGTGGCAAGTAAATCATTATCGAACCAGTCACGCTGATACCTACGCATCATACGAGTTGCTTTTTTGCGGTCTTTAGTACCAATGACAACCAGTGTCAGCCGATCATTGCCAAGCGGTATTAGCTTTGCGCCACCCTCAACGACTTCAAACTCATGCGGTTGTAGTTCTGGGCAATCCCACCATACTTGACTGCCTTTTGGGTGGGTCATTCGATATTCATGTTGGCGTTGCTCTAGCTCGGTTCTTAGTACCGGTAAGCCTAGTATCTCGCGTATTTCGTTCTTCATGTGGTTGATACCGCCACGGTAGTGGTAGTTTGATGCCATAACTTCAAGCTCGCGCACACCCTGTTCATTTAAGCAACGTGTGGCGTTGCGTATGCTATTTTCGGCATCGTCTAGCTCTAGTTCACTAATCAGATCGCTGATGGCTTGTAATTGCCCTGGTGTAGCTTTGCCTAGTAGATTATTCATGGTTGCACCTCACATAGATGTTACTTGCCCATAGTGCTGTCTTTGGGTTTCGGGTTGGTACTCGCTTGATGATGCCACGTTTGGCCGCACGTTTGAATACTCCGCCTAGTGGTGTGTAATCATCTAGCCCGTAGTTGGCTGACTCCAAGAATATAACAACCATGTCGCCCGTTATGAATTTGTGATCGCGTGCAAACGCTTCGACCATTCGATCTGCTGCATCGCGCCACGCTTGGCTTTTACCATCCATTATTGACCCTCCGTGAATTCTAGGATGCCGTCACGCTCCATGCGGTTGCGTGATGATGAACCTTGCCAAATAACCACATCGTCTTTGATAAATCGGGCGGTCATAATGTTAGTATCTGGGCTGACATTCACTTCGACTTCATCAAACGGTGGCTTCTTTTTTAGCTCTTCGGCTTTCAATAGCATTGCTGGACCAACGCTCTTTGCTGGGTACACCACGAGCGCTAGAAATAGCACCGCAATTATGGGTGATAGTATGCCGACAACGACTGCCACAACGTTTAGAAATAATTGTAGTGCGCCATCCATTACTTGCGCCCTCCGAACGGGTTGCCACCGCCGAACATGCTCATTAGGTCTTCTAGTGGGGTATCGTTATCTTGGTATTGCTCAAAGTTACTGTTGGCTTGAACCCTCAACACTTCGCTGTGGTCTACCTTAATCATTTTGGCAAATTTCTTGGTATTAAAGAACGGGAAGCCACACATAAACTTGACCACTCCGTATTGCCGTTCATTCATCACAGCCATGCTACACCTCCAATTCGTTATCTAGCTGGGTTAATAATGTTTCGTCACCGGTATGTAGGTAGGTTTCAAACAGCTCTTTGTTACCATCGGTTGCTGGGTAGTATTTGCCACTGACTTTGAAAATCAGTATGACTTCTGCGTTTTTACGCATGACCTTGCCTGTTAGTTGAGCCATCTTAATCACCTCCTGCCCTTTTTTAATTGCCTGAGCGCTGCATTGAGCGCACTAGCGTGGTTTCTTAATGTTACTGATCGGTTGCCATCCTTTGATGCTGATACGACATTGGCGTTTTCTAGCAGGCGTAGGATGTTTGCCGATTTGATGATGCCTAGGCGTGTACTGCGGTTTAGAGCCATTGCATTGATGGTGGTGTAGTTCACAGTCGCTTGGACCGCGAGCGCCACATCATTCTTCTTTAATGGCTTGCCAAAAACGTCAGTATAGCCTTTCATCTTAATGCCCTAGGTAAATGTTCTTACCGCATATTGCGAGTACTGCGCCAGCGATAAACAACGCTAGTGCTAATGCAATCACAATGGCGACTGGTATTAGTAAAACCCACATGCTAGCCCCTCAATGCTCTCTCTAAAAATGTTGGGTCAACCAACGCTTCTAGTTTTATGTGCAGTTCTTTGACTCGCTGGCGCTCCGCCATAAAGTCTTTGAACAACTTTTTTATTCGTTTCATTACAGAACCTCGAAATACTTATTGATTGTTTCGAGTAGGTGGTCATAGTCAGATGATTTAGCTTCTGCTTCAATCTCTTCCCATGTTGCGTCTAGCCTATTGCTGCCGACTTCAAGTGCGACTTTACGCGCACTACCCAATATTGCGAACGCATTGCCTGCTGGACCGTTCAGGTCGCCTAGGTAAAGCTGTGGCTTATCTTTGCGTGCCATGTTATTGCTCGGTAACCTTAATCTTTTTGTCTTTGGGTTCTTGCGCCTTTTTAGGTGGCGTGGGTGTCAACTCATTCAAGATGGCATCCTGCAAGTCTTCTGGGTCGGTTTCAAGTAGCAAATCTAAATCTGCATCCTTTTCTTCTTCGGTCTGCTTCGGCTCGATCAGCTGGGTTGTCGGCTGGTCTTTAATTTTGAGTAACTTGGCGCTGGTTTTATTTGCGCCCCTATACACTTCAACTACTTCGAGCATTACCTTGTAGTCTTTGTCGCTTAGACCTAGTAGCCAGTCTAAAACGCTGTCGTAGTTCACTGGGTTTTCTGGCTTCAAAATGCCTGGTAACTCCATTGGTTCACGAATGACCTTAGTGCCAAATAACTTATCCCTCAAACCCATAAATCCCTCCAATTCGTTTACGGTTGTAATTAAATAATATCAAAACTCCATATAGTTAGTCAAGCATTTTGGCAAACAAAAAAGCGCCACGGTGGGCGCTCATCTGGTGGCTTGGTATTTCTACCAAACAACTTTGCCAGTCACGAAATCAATGTGACCAGTTTGTGGTTTGTTGCGGTCTACTATTGCAGTAACTACCGCGTGTACGATTTGTCGTAAGACTTTCATGTTGCCCTCCAAGACATATGTTTAGTTTTTGATAGCTTACAAACGTAACTGTATAGAGTTTATGCTTATTCGTCAACACTATTTAAGTGAGCAATGACTTTGGCCGCAATTTCATCAGTTATACCTAGCTTGAAAGTCGTTTTGAATAGCCACTGGTCTTCTAAGAAATCACTATCATCATCGAGTATGGCATACACTTCAACGTCTGGGTGTCGATCTAGCCAATCCTGCACTTCATAACCGCGTTCGGTTCTGCCGTTCTGCGCTCCTGCTTGAAAGTTCGGGGTAACATCAAGAAAGCCACACACATCACGCCTTACATCATGCCTAGATTTATCGTAGAGTCGCCATGTACTTGATAGGACCACTTCACAGCCAGTTTCTTTAATAACTCGGCGCACCTTTTTGGCGAGCTTCGGGTCAATACCCAGTAAACCACCTTTTGGTCGGCTCTTTGCGTACTCTGCTGAATTGCACACACCATCTATATCTAAAAATAAAACTTTCATTACTTGAACCACCCGTAGTATGTTTGCTTATCCGCGTTGGTTATCTTAGTCAACGGTATATCGTTTCGGAGTTGATGCCACCACATCAGCAAGCGACCTGTGCGCCCGTTGCCATCTACAAAGGGGTGTATCTTCTCGAACGTAATATGATGCACCTGTGGGTCAATCTCTCCCCAATTAAGCTGATAAATCCAATCAGCCATCATTGCCGGTACTGCGGCTGGATGTGCGCCCTCGCGCCCACCAACCCAAACACGAATTTTACGGTAGTACCCTCGCCAAGCACATTTCTGGCCGCGTGGTGCATCCCGATTTCAAAGCCACCGATGCCGGTGAAAGTACTGAATACTCTAAATGCTTGCATTCAAATTACCCTCCTGCCACCAACTATAAACCACAACGGCGTATAGGACCATAGCCAGCGCAAAAAGCACCCAAAGTAAGCGCTTCATAGTAGCCCCAGCAATCGTAGTGGGTTATGGCGTTCAGCGAGCTTGCGAATTCGCTTGGCTTTTTTTGGGGCTTGCTTATCTAGCATTGATGCCAATAACATCATTTGGTAGTAAAAGACATTCAGCGTAAGTGTCTGCTCGGCAATGGCGGTGTCTAGCCCAAGCGGTACATCATCAACCATAGTTTTGTCGATAGTGTATTCAAGCTCTGTGGCGTTGCCTATTACCTGACCGTTAATAGTTACCTGCATTACTTCTCACCAAACGTTTCTTTTATAAAGTCGGCATCTTCTTCGGGGAATTTAAGACTGGTTCTAATGACAAATACACCGCCATTGAGTTCAGGCTTTATTTCGGGCTGACCTAGTGTTGGTCTACCGTGCGTAATCACTTTGTGGGTGATTTCATATTTGTCGCCAACTCGATCAGTGAAGTGCTTGGCTAGGTTGTTTTTAAGCTCTTCTATATTGTCTTTTTGGTCGCCTGGAAAACGGGCATCAAGATTTATGGTAAGCATTATTTTGCACTCCCTAATACGTTTTGTTGGTAGTATTGGCGCGGTGTTTTGCAATTTTTAAGTGCCGTAGCCATCTGCTTTTGCGATATGCCCTTGCGTTCGGCATATTCAAGCAATTCTACAAACCCCGACTGACCATTTACGTTGATGAACTCCTGCGCCTTTCGCACCCAGTACTTCTGAAACTTACCAAAGCTGTATTTAATCAGCTTGTCATGCACATAGAGCCGTAGATCGGCTTGCACCTCTTTAACTGCTTCAACAAACTTGTATGTGCCAGCCTTAATCATTTTGCAAATCTTAGCGAAATAACGGCTTGGCTGTTCTTTTGATAGTGCAACCTCAACCATCTTGCCCCATTCATCGGCACGATCTGCCTTTTCGAGCATGATTTGAACGCTACGATAGAACGGTAGAAAGCGCTGGTCGTCAATCAGTTGCGCTGCATCACCCAATCTGTTTAGCATTGTCTGTTTTCGTTGGTCATTAACCTTGTAAGACATTAAACCCTCCAATTCTTTTGTCTGAAATGACTATAACACCACACACATTTATTTGCCAAGTCGCTTGTGCAAAACCTGCTAAAAACTGTGGGTAGGTTGTGGAAAAGGGGCGTGGCAACCTGCCCAGCCCCTTGTGTTTCTATATAGTATGTAAAACATTTCTAAAAGAAATATCTATATAGTATCTAAAAGCCTAGAAACAACAGGGGTCAGTGCTTTCTTTAGCTTGTAGATATGAAAATCTTTACGGTTGGTAAGTACACCGCCCTCAAAGATCGGTAGGAATTCGTTTGGTGTGTATGTGTAGTATTTGTTTTTGAATGAGTTAATCATAGCTACATAGTAGCACGAAAGCTCTATTTTGTCAATAGCTCACGGCGTAACAACTTAGCATCACAGATTAAACAGTTGCCTGCTTCGCGTTGGCTATAGTGACCCTCGCATTCGTAAATAATCATGCTGGACCGTCTGGTTGCTCTGGGCGCTCGAATACTAATAATGATTTCATGTCGTGAAGCGCCGCACGCAATGCTGGTCTGCCTAATCTTTGCAGGCGTAGTTTCTCTTCAAGATGTGGGTATTCATCCATGTAGGCTACGTTATCGGCTGGCGGTTCGTTTTCCATAAGCACATTATAACGCAAAAAGCAGGCATGAAGCCTGCTAATCGCGGATGTGCGCTTTGGGTTCAACGGCTAACTAGAGCCAACCCACGCCACACACCATCGGGTAACCAGTCGCCAACTGTCTGTATATATTGCGCTAGGTTTCATCGCTTAACCCGTTATAGCTCCGTTTCAAGCGCTCACTGGTGGCTAACCCAGATATTCGGTACAAGACCGTACTTAGATTGTAGCATAGCAAAAGGCACACCCGAAAGTGCGCCCTTTTATTGCCGAATTGGAGTTCTGAGTTACGGCGCGTCTTACTTCGCTGTAACCTGTTGGCAATCATAGCATAATGCGCTGTGATGAACCACCACTAGTTTTTGCATTTTTGAAGCGCACCGCGCCGTAATAACAAAACGCTGCACACTCTACTGGGTCAATTTGAAAGTCTGGGTTCATGCTGGCGTAACCAAACATACCATCGCGCAATATTGGTCGTTTCTTTGCGGTCTTGACTGAGCCATTTAATGCTGGCTGATCGTAATGGGTGATGGTGCGTTGCTCAATGGCTGTCTGAAACGCGCTGTAGGCCGCTCCTGCTTCTTTTACGCCTGGTGTGAGTATTCGCCTACCAATACGTTTATCGGTGCGGTACAGCTCTTCTACGAGCAACGTAGTACCTGCCTGACCATCAATGATTATCTTTTTAGCTTTGCGCCAACGATTGAACTTGCGGTCAAACAACCAATTCACCAGCCATGTATGCCCGGCACTCATTGGTTTACGCTCAATAATCTCGACATGCACGATGTCATTTGGCATGTATACACCAACGCCTAGACTGACGGCACTGCCATCGGGTGCAAATTTAATTGCATATACCAGTATCGGTTCATCTTCTAGGGTGACTTTCTCAACGGCGAGCTGTGACCACAGCGCATCGGGTATGGCACGTTTGCTTTCAAGCCCAGCAATCCAGCCTAGGCGCATTTTGTTGAAGCTATCCATCGCCATGTCTTTGGCTTCGTTTCGGACCGCTGCAACCATCAAGTGATAGCCCAGTGATGGGTTGGCATCATACCAAGCATCTTCATCACTTGGGTCTGTAAGCAATTCAACTGACCACTCCTGCCAACAGGTTTCGTGGTCTTTGCCATCAATAACATTCTGCCTAATACGAACAAACACTGTGCCTGAGCCACCACCACTTGGCGGTGTACCGGCACGCAATATCTGCTGGTTCTGGCTTTTACCGGCTGAAATGGTCGGCAATAGTGCTTCCTGCTGGGCATCGGTTTCTTCTTGGGCTTCGTCTAGTATCAGCGTATCGTTGGTTGTACCAAGTCCACCCGTTCGGGTTCGAGTACGAAATACACAGCGCCCATTGGTGCGTAGCTCGACAAAATCAAAGCTCTTAGGCTCTTTGTCGAATTCGGATGTCAGTAGATCGCGCACCTCTTCTTCGGCATTGTAAAAGAAATTCATTACACGGCGCTTAACTTCATCAACAGTTTTGTCAGAGTGGGCGGTATAAATCAGTGCTTCATTCATGAATATCATGCCACCAATAATGCGAGCAATGATGATTTCGGTTTTACCATTCTGCCTAGGCACTAACAGCCCAGCTTTGGGGTTTGCCCACATCCATTTGCCATCTTCGGCTTGGTATACAGCGAGCCACCGATAAACGATTGCCTTTTGCCAGTCGAGTAGCTTGATACCGTAGTAGTCGAGCAGTGTGAGTGTTTTATCGGCGAGCCAAATGTCACCATCTTCAAATTGGTCTACGCGCGGTGTCTGGTTGCCATATCGTCTTGCCATTATTTCTTGCCCTCTAAATCTTTAATTGTTACTCGCGATGCAAAACTGGTCTGTCGCCTGCCACCTCCGTTTTTGGCTGGGCGTTTATCTTTAATCTCATCAGTCGGCATACTAGCCATCAGGTCGCCTAGGACCGTCTTTTTACTGCTCTTGGCTTTCTGCTTATCATAGTATTCAATTTGGGTCATGATTTCTGCCAGTTGCTTTGATAGGTCGGATGTATCGCGGTTGCCTGCACCTTTTTGTAGCTTGCTGGCTATATCATCGCGGATGGCACACAGCACGCCGTAGCGATCATTCTTGGCCGCAAGCTCAACGATTGACTTACTTTCAGCGCCAGTCGTAAGCCCTGCGCGGTGAATTTTATTGATGCGTGATGGGTTGCTGATAATGTCATGCCAAAATGCCAGCGCTGCGTAGCCCTCAGTAGGTAGAATATCCAAGCCCGTTTGTGCCAGCATCCTAATCTTATTCGGTGATAATGATTTGAAATAGTTGAGCCAACCATCGTAGTTTGTTTGGGCGGTCAGTTTGATTTTTAGATTTACGTCATTCCAGTCTTTGGTAAGTTGAATAAATTTTGTGTGCGATAACTTAAAAAAGTAGTTCTCGAAATCACGGTCTGTAATTACAGGCTTTTTAGGTTTCTTAACGGTTGCCTTTTTGCCCTTAGCTGGCTTCTTAACAGTAGTCGGCTTGGTTGTTTTTTTGGTTGCCTTAGTAGCACCGCTTTTTGCCTTAACGGTTTTGGCTGGGGCTAAACCCTCAGTATCACTGGGCTGTGTACCTTTTTTTGGCATAGGTAACAACCTTAATTATTCGGGTCTTCTGAAAGTTCAAAATGCTCGCCACAGTTGGGGCAAGTCACCTCATGTTTCTTGTAGCTCTTGCCCTCTTCGCCACCACTACCGCCTGAGCCTGGTAGCTTGAAAGCTGGCACGCCAAACTGTTCTAGTTCGTCTAAATCCCATACATTGGCAATAATGTCAGTATCCCAGTCACCTGCGCTGACGTTATCTTTAATCATGAATTCACGTTTTTGTTTTGCAGTAAGTCCAGTGACTTGAAGTACTAATACATCTTCATAATTCAAGTCTTGTAGGGCGTACAGACGTTGATGCCCTGCTAGAACTTCCATCTTTTCATCAACTACGACTGGGCGTATTTGCTTCATTTCTGGGAAGTCTACGAGCGACTTTTTAAGTGCTTCATAGGCTTTTCGCCCAACCTTGCGGGGGTTATCCTCGCTCGGTTTTAAGTCGGCGATTTTCGCCACGAATTCTTTATGTGTAACCTCTGTAGCCATTGCATCTTCTCCTTTCTTAACCGGGTAGTTCCCGTATATGCTCTGGTTTATGGTGTAATTATAACACAAGCACTAATGTATAATAATTGTATACAGATTGGAGGTAGTAACACTTATGGACCGAACGCCAAAGAAGCCCTGCAAGCATTGTGGGCGGATGGGGCATTTCAGCTACGCGTGCTATCAGAACCCGAAACGCGCACTAAAACAACTCAAACGCTCACCTATCAATAAAGTTGGCAAGACCACCAAGCAATGGCTGATTACTCGCGCCACATGGATTAAAAAAAATCCGCCGCCAGTTGAGGGCCAGTATTGGATCTGCTATTTAAAAATACACCCTTGGTGTCCTATCCGGATTGATGTAGCACACTTAACACTTGATCATGTGGTTAGCCGCACTAGGGATGTAAAGCTGCGGTTTAACCTAGATAATCTACAGCCGGCCTGTAAGTATTGTAATAATGAAAAGGGCAGCAGATCACTTGAGCAAGTAAAACCAGTACCTGAGCAATAAATGTATTCAATAAAAAAAGCGCTCTCGCAAGGCGCTCTTTTTATGGTTGTGGGATCGCTGGTTATTTTTGTAAAAATCCCGGTGCTATTCCGTTGCTGTTTATATTGTCATTTTTGTGTATGTATGTATCAATAGTTTTTGCAACAAATCCCACAACCGCTAATATGATGTACGATAGATTAATTGCCACTCCGGCTACAGTAACATATATGTCTGCCATTGCGCCGCTTGTAGCAAGCGCTGTGAGCGCAACAGCTACTAATCCTAGTAGGCCAAACCAAAAGCCTCTGCCCACTGATTTAAGTGTTTCAATTAATGCTGCTCTTTTTGCCTCATCCATAGTGTGCCTCCTTATGGCAATGTTAATACTTGGCGCGGATAAATGGTATACGGTGATGCTATGCCGTTTACCTTTGCTATATCTTGCCATCTTTTACCTGTCTTTTGACCAATTGCGCTAAGGTTATCACCCGGCACAACCGTATATGTTGCTGGCGCTGCAGGTGCTGCAGGCGCGCTGCCGGGCAGCTTAAGCACTTGGCCGGGGTAGATTATATATGGTGATGTGATGCCATTGAGCTTAGCTATATCCTGCCAGTTTGTGCCAGTTTTAGCGCCAATGCCGCTTAGGTTATCATTAGATACTACTGTATATGATCCAACAGGCTGAGGCCGCGCTGCGCCGGCGCTACCACCATAAACCTTTAGGATCTGGCCCGGATAAATAAGATTTGGATTGACAATACCATTTTGAGCTGCTAGCGCTTGCCATCCGCCGGGTGTGCTGAGCTTTGTAGCGATCCCTGACAGAGTGTCACCCTTTTGGACCACATAAGTGCCATTGCCCGGTTGAGCCGGTGCAGGTGCAGGTGTGGATGGTGCAGGCACATTACCGGCAGCACCGTACTTTTGAAATGCTGCAACATCACCATAAAATATATTCATATCTACAGTGTTTACAGTAACACCGGGTATTACAGCGCGTGATGTATATTGCCACATTACAACTGACATGCCACCTGCAGTGGCTGGTGATCCCTCTGGTGATCCAGAGTTAGTACCATACTTTGCTGCATGCGCTGCAAGGTTGCGATCAATCAAAGGTTTTAGATCACCTCTAAAGCGCGCTTGGTTTGAATAAATAACAATGTTTATGCCGGTAAGGCCTTTGATACGATCAGCAAATTCTGCACAAAACTGCACATTAACTTGCCCCTCATTCTCATCATCTAGCACTAATCCCTCACCGGGCCTTAGATCACCAATAGCACTTAAGAAATAATCAGCTTGATCTTTGGCGCTTGCGGATGATCCTTTGTAGTGGTAGTACCAGAGCGGTAAGCCTACCCGGCGCGCCTCAGCTTGATTGCGCTTAAACATGCCATCAGTGTATAGGCCGCCATCAGCACCAGTAGCTTTAATAACTACCGCTGAGATATGTTTTCTAAACTCATCCCAATTAATAACACCTTGCCATCTACTTACATCTGCTACTTTGATCTCTGCCATATTCAAACTCCTTTTTAGTAATTATAGCACAACCATTTACCAAGCATTTGATAGTGGTACTGGATTACTTACCTCACCGCCTGCATAATCCTCAGTCATCTTAGCGCCCTTTTTGCGGTTGCATTGGCTGTGAGTAAGTTGTAGGTTTTCGAGTGCGTACAAAGCGCCACCACGCGCACGCGGTACGATATGGTCAACTTCTACGGCAATCGGTGAGAATGCCGGGGCTTCCATATCAATGTATTTGTGGCAAATTGCACAAACAGGGTCAAGCGTTGCGAGCGCACGCTTTCGGGCATTAGCCCACTCGGTTTTGTTCCACTTTTGAACGCGTGGTATAGCATCCATAGCTGGGTAGTCTATCCGTTACAGAATTCAGTAATGATAACGTAGCCTGAGCCACCGTTACCACCTGCTTTTGCTGATGTGTTCTTGTATGAACCTGCACCTGCACCACCGCTACCAGAGTTTGCAGGGGCGTTGTCGCCTGCTGCGTTCACCTGACCGCCAGCTGCCGCGCCAAGTTGAGAAGTACCACCGTTACCACCCAAGAATTGAATATCTTGACCAACTACGCCAGAATATAGACCCGTTTGACCTGCTTGACCAGGTATAAGAATATCACCAATAGCGCCTGTATTAGAGCCACCAAGACCAACATCACTAACCTGCACACTGGCTTCTACATAACCACCGTTACCACCACCCTTTGCCTTACAGAGCGTACCAACACTAGTATCACCACCAAGTACAGTGTTAGGCATTGTACTAGCAGTTGATGCGTTACCTGCGCCACCTGCGCCGATTGTAACTGCTTGGCTTGCACCAATCTCAACTTTGCCAGAGAATTTCTTAGCGTAGCCACCTGAGCCACCACCTGCTGCATAGAGGTTGAAGTTTGTTGATAGCTTGGCGTTACCACCACCACCACCACCACCGACTACCTCGATAATACAATGGACCATGTTAGCGTGTGGGGTATATGTGCCTGATGCGGTAAATTTCTGAACGCGAATTACATTTGTTGGTGCGATGATTGTGCGTAGATCGTCAATGACAGAGTTTGTAATACTTGATGCGCCTGCTGCGACACGAACACGGGCTAATTTAATCCAAGGGTTGCCAGAGCCTACAGATGCCTGAATAGCAACGTCTGATGGGTCGGCTGGGCTACCTGCTGGCGTACCGTTTACGACTTTGATTTTAACTACGCCGTTAGTGTTGTTACTGACACCTGTGCTTGGGGTTTGCCCGTAGTCAACGTACTTAACGATAATGTCACGGCGTGGGTTGCTCACATCGGCTGCGCTGATTGCTTGGTTGTATACTGCATCGTTAAAAGATGGGTGACCGTAAGTTAGGTCAGAGCGCCCGATAATGGCATCACCAATCGCGACATCAACGCTCATGTTTGCGCCAGCGCCACGCTGTGAAACGTTTAGCCCAGAAATTACACCAGAACCTAGTGCTTTATAAAGTGCGCGTAGATGCCCACTTTCACTTGTTTTACCGCCATCTCTGTTGCTTGTGCCTAAACTCATATTGAAATCCTTATGCTATTACTATACCACTTTTTATAAATTGGTAGTACTAAAACTACCTGTTCCACTCGCCCAAAAATAGAACTTCATATTTACTAATGGGTTCGGGAAGAAATCAGAGCCACTTACACTGACCAACCAAGTCTGGCTACCATCGGCATTATTCACGTTTTCGCGCTCGACATCTACCTGTACTGAGCTTATGCCTGGACCGCTGGCTTCTGTGTAAGTGTACTCCATTTTGTAGACTAGCCCACGGCTCGCCCCATCGTCTGGTGTGAATGTCAGCCTAAATCGTCTGTTTCTGAATGTTACCCCAGTCAGCGTTTTGTCAGATGCGTTGCTACTGAAAACCCTATACATACGCACGCTGTCTTGACCAGATCGGGCGAACTGCTTAAATTCTTCAACGTCTTTTACTAGCTGTTTCATGTCAGCTATAAATTGCTCGGATGTTGGTACTCTGCTGTTATCCATTAGTTTAACTCCGTGACTGTTATTGTCACCTCATCATTAGCGACCACATAGGCTTTCATAAATAATGTGTTCAGTGGGCGTGAAACACCGTTTGGGTCACCGCCGTTGAGTACCACAGTCCAACTTTGTTCATTTTCTTTACCAACTTCTTGTGGGTCGGCGTACTTAAAAATGCTGAAATAGTTTTGGTTGAAATAAATGGCATCAATGTAATCGAGTATTGTGTAGCGTGGGTTGCTGTTGCTATCCTTACGCATTTCGGCAATCAGGTCGGCAAATAGCACGTTCTGGGTAAGCGCTGATGCTTTAACACGCAAAATCTTAGTACTCACATAGGCCGCTTGTGGGCTTTGCGGTGGCACGCCCGACCAGTCGTATGGCAATCCACTATCCTTTTTGTAAAACCTAACGCTATCAGAGCCGATGTATTGCTGTTGCTTCAACTCGCGCATTTCAGCCATAGCCGAAGCTACCCTGTTTTGCAGGTCGGCGCTTTCAGATATTTGTATTCGTGTTTCATCCATTATGGTGCAGTCTGCCTTACCTCTATTGTGCCGTCACTTGAACCAGAAGCATAGACCTTTATGTAATAGGGAAGTGTGCCAAACACATTAAACCCGAAAGTCCAGCGGTACTGAGTTTCATTGCCACTATAGCTTTTATCGAACTGTGGGTTGCGTTCAAACATGCTCGCGAAATTCGTGCCATCGTCATAGCCCCAGAAGCCGTTTGGTAGCTCTACGGGCTTATTTTGGTTGCCAGTACCACCAAAGCGAATATCAAGTTGCACGTTCTCGATGGGAAATGGCTGTTTGCCGCTAGCAGTAAAGATTATTTCAAAATCACGATAGCCTGGGTCGCCACCGCTATTGCTTGCTGAACTGATTATATCCCAGTCGCCTGGGTTCTTTACGAAATAGCCTTGTAGCCCACTGACACCGCTATAGCGTTGCTTGTTTTTGAACTCGCGTAAATCATCCTCTATCTGTTTTAGTAGAGTCGCCAGTTGGTTGGTTGGGTCTAAATCTAGTCGTGTCATAAGCCATAATTATCTACCGTTATTGCTATATTCTCGGCATCGTTTTCGTCTAAATTGACATCCATTTTCTCAATGCGGTATGTGCCATTAAGTGGCAATGCTGGGTGACCCTGCACCTCTACCGGCACTCGATCACCAACACTTAGAATATCAAGATTGGCAAATGCG